ACCGGGGCAACGTCCGCGTAATACTCGGTTATTGCCCGGGCTATTGCTTTGGGGTCAAAGTTTTTTTTTTAGCCCCGTCGTCCGGGTTTGGCTCTGTGGGGTTTTGGCTTATGCCGGTAATAGGCATTCCGGTGCGTTCGGCAACGGCTTCCGGGTCAATGGTAAATCCGGCATTTGTCAATTGCACCACGCGTTCTATGTAGGCGCCGTTGTCGAGTTGCTCACTTTCATCCCAATCAAATTCCAAGTTTGCCAAAGGTGCATATACAGACGATAATTGTGCAAGCTTGGGCAACAGCTCTTTGTTGACAATGTTTTGAATAAACAGCTTATCACTTTCGTGGCGGTCGTTTGCAACTTCTTGCATCACTTTCAAACTGCCGTATGTGCCTTTATTGTCTTTGTTGGTTGTGGTGGCATCTTGGCCGAGTATGGCTTTTGCCACTTCGGAGTTGATCCGTTTGATCATTTCGTCAAATACCTTATAGGTATCTGTATCCGGCACGTCACCTATCTTTATCTCCTCACCGGTATTAATGACGCCATAAGAGTTTGATATAAGCGATTTTGCCATATCAAACAGCTCTTTCAGCCTTTTTGTTGTCTTGTTATCTGTCGTGATCCACACGGGTGGGATGCCAAACTTTTCTATAAAGTCGAGCCACGATCCCATAGAGAGTTTTTTGGCTAAAATAAGCGGAGCTAATACAGACAGCAGACCCAGATCATACCGGTCGCCTACTTGTATGTAGTATTTTGACATTGGCGGTTTGTTATAGACAAATCCATCTTCGCTGCCGGCCTCCCATACAATCTTATGTTTGTGCGGCAGTATATGCGCCATTGGAATATTGGTTATTTTTTTTAGTTCGAGCTTATTGTCGAGTTCAAACAGCTCAATAACTTTAATGCCGGTAAACTTACTCATCATTGCCCACCATAGAAATTGCTCGAACCAAGGTCGGTTAAATAGTTTTGTCAGCTCCGGGACTTCCTCGCCGTCCGGTTTTCTAATGATAAACTTGCTGCGTGTTACGCGATATATGCGGGTTTCAATGGTTGCCCGCAAATGTGCGTCCAATAATAGATTTTGGTATAACTCGGCCAAATAATATAAGTTAGGTTCCTCGGCGGTTGCCAGCGCTACGGCATCAATCCAATCTTGGTGTGACTGCGGATCATACATTATATTACTGCGTTTTATTTTTGCCGTTGGTATTTTGGCGCTTGTTTCGCTGCGTATAGCGGCTTCCACTTTGATGCGGTTATCCGGTATCAACGCGATTATTTTGTCTTGGATTTTGTTGATGAATCTTGCCATTATATGTAAAAATTATTTGTTTTTTTGTTGCCATAGATGATGGTTCCGGTAGTGCCGTCCTCATTGGTTACCGGTGGCAATCCTTCCGGTGTTTCTTTTCCTGCCTTTATTTTTTCGAGTATTTCCATTGCCCATTCCCATTCTTTTACCAAATCGTTTGGCAGTTTACGGGCGGCGTTTCGGCGGATAAAGTCGTAAATAACAAGCTTTGTCAATATTTTAATGATCAGCCAATGCCGGTCTGTTCCGGTAGCGGAAAATATTGCCGTTGTATCATAACGCCCATTTAGCTTTGACTTGATTAGCGCAATGTTTTGTTGCTCTATATTGTCGAGTATTTCGTCTTTATTCGGACTGTTATCCTGGTTAAAGAATTGTTGAAACATTTGTGTTTCCAAATCGATTTGTTCGAGAAAAATCATAGTTCTTTGTTTTGAGATTCTTCACTGCGTTCAGAATGACATTAATCTGTCGCAATGTTTTAAAATCGTTTTTTACGTTCGTATTTACCTACCTTATAGGTTCCGCCCTGTATCCCCGTTGAATAGATATATTTACTCAATTCACTTATAGCCATTTCGTCTGCGTCCGGGGCGTCGTCGTGGGTTTTATAACCCGGTTCGATGCCTTTCAATTGGGCTATCCCGATTTGACAACTCCGGTCGGCTTTCAGCTTTTCGTTATAGAAAATCTTTCCGTTTTGGTAATAGGGTTGCAAAGACAACAGCCTATCATATTTACGTGTTTTGCTACGTTCTATTTTTGACAAATTGAGCGGAAAGCCGTATTCTTTTTCTACCTCCTCAATGGTGCGAACCACTTCGTCGTTCCAGAATTGCGCTTCAAATCCCCAATGCACAATAACGCCTTTTGGTAGGGACTTGGTAAACTCTGCCATCCATTGCACAGCGGGTTTCATTTTTGTTTGTGCCACAAACCCGTCTATATAATAGAAGCGGCCTTTATACAGCCCCCATACCCGCACAGCATTATAATCTGCCGTAGGCGTGCCGGCATAGGCAACGTCCCAACGTCCGACAATCATTTCAAAATGTCGCAATTGCGGCAATTTGGCAAAGCGGATCATATCGTCGGTAAATATGGCGCCCTCTACGTGTGGATCGTTATTGTATTCGCTGAGTGCGGCGAGTGTTCCTATCTTCTTTTCAATGTTACGGTAATAATCATTATCATATTTTTCTTTCCACGTTGGATCATACGTTAAAGGGTCGTAAGCATTTACCTCATCAACATCCCAGTCAGGATGCCTATCTTGTAACATGGTTTGGATCATTACCGGTGCAAAGCGGTTGTTTGATTGAATAAAACGCTGTGGCATACCGTCCATAGTTGGCAATAGAGATTTTTCTACCCATTTGACGGTTTCTTTTTGGCGTTTCGGGTTTTTGTTGATGTCTTTGGTTTCACAGTCATCCATTACGATTATGGTAGGTCTCCTTGGGCCTACACGCAATCCCCTTACTGATTGACCCATGCCGAGAGCCTGTCCTATAAATCCGCCTTTGGTTACAAAAAATCCATCTTCCCATTTACCTATATTTTTTTGTTCGCCAAAGTCGGCGATGATACGCGGATTGGCTTCAAACTCTGCCATAATATCGCCCAATAGCTGTTTTGCTTTATCGTGGTTATTACCTACTACTACCAAATATGTAGGCTCCCCATTCATCCAAAGCCAAAACGGCACAAAAATATCTGTAACTACTGACTTTGCGAGTCCACGGCCCCATTGACAAAATCCAGTATAAGTTTGGCTGCGCTTTACTTTATTAGCAAATTTGATATGAAATTTAGGACTGTCGCTATCTGCATAATGCGGAAAATAGTATTGCACCATTTTGCTAAAATTTTTTTTTAGCTTTTCAATCCGCTCTTCCTTTTCCTCTTTTGTTTCAAACGGATCAGGCTTTCCGGAACTACGGGCGAGTTCCAGTTTTTTTAAATACTGCTGATATGCGAGTTTATCCTGGCGTTTCATATTGATTATCGCGTTTTTGTTGGACTGATAAACTTTTCTGTTAGTCCTTTTATTGGTTTGTCGCTATATAATGCCGTTATTTTACGCTTTCCGAAGTCATAATACAATCCTTTGATATATTTTGTTTTTCGGTAGCTTCCTATTCTAAATTTTACTGGTTGGCCGATCTGAACACGTGCCCCTCGATTAAGATAAAAGTCGCCTTTGTCTAACCAACGCTGGTATTTATCGGCTCCTTGTATCCACATTCTTAATAAGTGGATGCGTATGTATAGTTCCGGAAAGTGGCGGTAAATGTAATCTCTGATTATTATGTATATCTTTTTCATAATTATTTGTATTGCGCGGCTTTTTGTTGTAGTAATTGGTCCTGAAAGTCTAATGTTTTCATATAAATACGCTGGTCAAATTCGCGTAGGTTTTTAAAGATATCTTCCATTACTTGTATATAAGTAGCAAAAGAAATTTTGTTTTCAGAGTCAAGGTTTTCCAGGGCTTTATTCCATTTGGCCGCTTCATCGGCGAGCTGGTTGCGTTGTTTACGCAATTCTTTTAATTTTTCCCTGTCGGTTGTTTTGGCAATTTCTTTGTTAATGCTGATTGTTTCATCAGCAATATCAGATAAGATCTGTTTGATATTGTCTAACTTACTAATATTATTATTCAGTCTGGCCGTGCGAATAGTTTTCCAATTGCCGGCCATAGCCCACCGGCTAATTGTTTTGTCTGTTACCCCAACCAGCTGCGCAACTTCTTTATGCGTTTTTCCTTGAACATATAGCTCGTAAGCCAATCGTTTTTCTTTATCCTTTGCCATATAACAATATTTATATGTGCAAATTTCAGTGTTGTAGGTAAAAACAAAAAAATACGGTTTTAAAATGTCCGTTAAATGTCCCTAAATCAACTGTCATATTGTCACAATTTTTAATAAGTTTTTGAAAAGCACCACAATACATTGGAATTTTGCGGTATAAATGTTTAACCAAAATATTGGAAAATGAAATGGAAAATATTAGCACAGGGAAAAGACTATAAGGTTATAGCCGGCGTTACCGGTGATACGCTTCGCCTGGAAATAGATGGGCGTATCGGAAAATGGGATAAGGCATCTGTGTCTGATATAAAAGCTAAGATTAAGGAGTACGCTGGTAAAGCCACAAAGGCCCTTATATATATCAATAGTGAGGGCGGCAGCGTGTTTGAGGCCACCGAAATAGCTAATGTAATAAAGTCCGAATTTAAAGATGTAAAAGTGGAAATAGGTGCCATTGCCGCCAGTGCGGGTACTTACTTTTTAACCCTATTTCACGCCACGGCTAAACCTAACAGCCAATTTATGATACACAAGCCGCACGGCTGTGCCTGTGGCAATGTAGATCAGATCAAGGCGGAAACCAAACTATTTGAAAACGTCACCAAGCAATATGCAGATGCCTATGTAGGCAAGATGAGCATTACGGCAGACGAGCTAAAAGAAAAATGGCTCAACGACTGGTGGCTGACCGCACAAGAGGCCTTAAAGCTTGGGCTAATAGATGCCATAAGCGACGATCCCGTAGCAATTAATTCCGAATTAGCCAATCGCTTGGTTGCTTGCGGCGTGCCCAATGCTAAACAATTGACAAAACAGCAACAAAACCCAAAAAAAGAAGATATGAACAAAGAAGTATTAATAGCCCAGCTGGGCTTACCGGCAGGAGCCGATGAAAAAGCCATCCAAGCAAAATTGGATGATTTGAAAGCCAAAGCTAAGAAGGCGGAGACTTTAGAAGCCTCTATCAAAAGTCAGCAGGAAGCGCAACGTAAAGCCGATATCAAAGCTTTGTTGGACGATGCTGAAAAGAGCCACAAAATCAATGCTAAAATACGCCAAAATTTTGAGCGATTAGCCGAGGAAGATTTTGCACAGGTAAAAGCTATCATTGATAATTTGCCTGCTATGGATAAAGCACCAAGTGCGAGTTTAGCGCCAACCGGAAAATCTGTCGATGGTGCTCGCTCCAAATGGACGTATGCCGATTGGGCAGAAAAAGATCCGAAAGGGTTTGAAGCACTTTCTGAAGATAAGCAAAAGGCATTAATAGACGCACATTATTCAGATTAATAAGTACGGCTATAGAGAAATTGAAAAATTAAAAGAGAAACATTTAAAAAACAAAAAAAATAAGAATTATGAAAAAGTTTATCAAGTTATTAATGATTGTATTTACCATTGGGTTTGCAGCGCAAGCGTTTGGTGCCGATATGCATTGGGTAACTAATGAGGTTGGCGGGTCAATGGCATTTGCCGCAGTGGCAAAAAAGGAACTTCGTGAAAAAGAGTTGATCAAAAATTTCCGCCACAAAGGAACCTGGTTGGAAAGGATCCCCAGTAAACAACAATGGGTGGATAACGATGTGATTAAAATCAATGAGGAAGGTGCAGACCCGGATGTTTTGATAAATAATAATATTTATCCTATCAGCATTTCGCAACGTGAAGATGGATCTATTGTTCTCGAACTGTATAAATATGATACGACTAATACGGTAGTTACTGACGATGAAATATATGCATTGCCTTATGATAAGAAGGGAAGTGTGCAGCGTCAACACCGCGAAACTTTAGAGGAATTAACAGAGGAACATGCGTTACATAGTTTAGCACCGTTGGCTGATTCAGAAGATACACCTGTATTAGTATCTACCGGACCTGATGACGGAACCGGGCGCAAGCGTTTGGTGAAAAAAGACATAAGAACGTTAATGACTAAGCTAAATAAATTAAAAGTCCCTAAAACAGGACGTATGTTGATTTTGTCACCAACGCACTTAGACGATTTGCTTGAAGAAGATGCCGACTTGTTTAAAAACTATATGGACCATAAAGAGGGTAAGCCGGCCAAAAAGTTATATACATTTGAAATGTACGACAGTATTTTTGCGCCACAATATGATACTACTACAAAAACCAAAATTCCATTTGGCTCAGAGACTGCGGGATCTGAGGCGTCTGTTGCGGTTTATGTAAAAGGATCTGCAAAAGCCCGCGGCTCTGTAAAAGTTTATATGCGTGATGCGTCAACTGACCCTGAAAACAGGGAATCAGTAATAGGTATGCGACTATATTTTATTGCTATTCCTTATCGTAAAAAAGGTCAAGGAGCTATTATCTCAGGAACAGTTTAGGTTCTCATCATAGTGTAGGCGGCATCCGGTTATTGCAGCCGGAGCCGCACGCCTACGGGCGTTTCATCACCATTATAAATAAAAGTTATGCCGGCTAAAAGAATAGAATACTTAGTAATTCATTGTACAGACACACCAGATGGTAGAAAGGTTACACGCCAAGATATATATGATTGGCATATTGTTGGCCGTGGCTGGTCACGATTGGGGTATTCTGATATGATTCATTTAGACGGTTCGCTTGAAAATTTAACACCTTATGATGACGACGCGCTTATAGAGAATCACGAAATGACCTGGGGCGTTAAAGGAATTAACGCCATTAGCAGGCATTTTGTTTACGTGGGCGGAACTGATCAGCGGCATAAGCCAAAAGACACCAGAACGGCTGCTCAAATTGCTACAATGACTGATTATATTCGGTTTATGGTGCGTCGCTATCCTTGGATTAAAGTAGCCGGGCATAATCTCTTTGCAAACAAGGCCTGCCCCTGTTTTGACTGGCAAAACTGGTTAAGAGAAATTGGCATTCCTGAAACGAATATCGCTAAAAAGCTGGCAAACAGATGAAAAAGTTCTTATACATATTGCTTGTAGTAATTCTAACAGGTTGTGGTAGTTTTTTTCCAAAGGAAAAGAAAAAGACACGCACCAAAATGCAAATAACAGAGCGCAATTCAATTGTTGAAACAGGACGACGTATTGAATTTGTTCCGGAAGATTCATTGATATTCATTCCGGAGCCGGAACTAAAAGGTGATACTATTCAATCTGTAGAAAACAAGCAAATGAAAATAGAGGCGACTGTAAAAAATGGTCGTATAAAAAAAGTAAAGGCAACACAAAAACCAAAGATTACTGTTACCGATTATAAAAGAACAGAACAGCAAGAAAAAAAAACGGACATAAAGCAAACTCAAACCGTTAAAGAATCAAAATGGAAAGATGAATATTTCATCTACATATTTTTAGGGCTTGCCCTTTTGGTAGTTGTCAATAACCTTACAAAAAAAAGTTAAAAATGGAAAATTTACAAACAATCG